TCAACAAATGCGCCGCACCAGCGCCGACGCCATACCGCGCAGCCGCTTGCTGCGCGGCAAGCGTGATGTCCGGATGATTCGCCAGACCGAGATAATCGTTGCTGGAAAAAGACAGATACGGCTTGCTGTCCAAAATCACCCGCACGCCTTGCGGCCCATCCAGCACGCGACGCACCCGAAGCAAGGCTTGAGCGTCGAGTTCGGCAAGCGCGGTGGGGAGTTGGTCAGGCTTCATGCCAACGCAACTCCAATAGAAAACATCCCCACCGTGTAAGGGCGCGCGATAAATGGCACAGATTTGCGCGATAAATGGCACAGATATTACTTTCACAGGATGCAACGAAATTTCACTAGACGTAACAAATTGGCGAAGTCGAGAAGGCGAAGTCGCCTGTTTTGCGTTGCCAGGCGAAAACAATTGGCAGGGCAATGGCCGTGTTTGAATAGGTTTTGTTGCCTAGCGGAGTTCGGATGGTGCCCCATTCTTTGACTGTGGCGGTCGGGTGGTAGAGCGCCATCGATTTGGCGTTGATGTGGCTGACGCCGAGTTTTTCGCCGCCGCTTAAATCCATTGTTGCCGCAAACCCATTGCTGCGGGTGCGCCAGGCGCTTAATAGTGCGGCCGCGCTTTCACTTTCAAAGTCCAGGATGTTATCTGGAGCAGTATATTTTGAATCCAAAGAACCGCCCGCGTAATCTCTTGATATAACGGTTGTTGCTGGCCTTGTTGCAAACCACGCGGTTACTGCTGCGCCGATGGCTTCGGCCTGTTCTGTGGCGCAGTAATAAGATGACGGATATTGATAATATCGGTAGTAATGGATCACCTCCGAATATTCCAGCTTGTCTATCACAGTATCGTTTTCAAGCAAATAAATGCCTTTTATGCCGACCTGCTCGACCGTTGTTTCGGTGAATGTGACGGTTAAATTGCTTGCTGGATCAAGCCAGCACGGAAAGTCCGTTGTTGGTGCAAGGCAAGAAATTACACTCGAATCGATGGATATTGTCAGCCTTAACCTCGCGACGCAGGCTCCGCCGCTTGAGTTGTAATAGGCATATTTTGCATAAGTACCCCGCTGAATGTAGTCAGTAAGCGGCGGCCATCCATCTGATCCGCCAGAAGTTGGATTACCGGCATAGCAGACATAATCGCCATAGTTGCCATTGTCGCTATCTCTTTCGTTCAGGTCGGATAGCCCGCGCACCTCGCTACCGGATAAACTCAGGCCAGCACCATTCGTGCCGCCTGCTCCGGTTAGCGTGATTTCACACGCTGAAAACATTATTTCGGTGTCATCTCTGTTGGTTAGCCAGACACAGACGATGGCTTTGCTGCCGTTGGTCCAGACATCCTCAAGACCATGAAAACGATCATCAAAAATGCCAATGTCGTAACTGGCTGGGTCGATTGCTTCGCAAGCGATATCGACCGTTTTGGTAATCGCCGATGCCGCGCCATGCCCGAACAGGCCGAAGCGTTTGATGCTGGCGGTGACGCGCAGGGTGTTGCTGGCTGGGTAGGAATACGAGAGCGTGACGAGCCAGCATTTATCGTCTGCGTCAACGTGGATGAAGCTTTCGGCGGGGAGCGCGGTATCGTAGAGTCTGCCGCCGCTGATCAGCGCGTAGTTGCGCCATTCGTAGTTGTTTGCCGTAGCCTGGGCGGTTTCGGCGCTGGTGAGGCTGATGGCAGGCAGGCCGATATCGATCAGCCATGCGTTTGCATTGGGCGGCTGTGTAATGGTTTTGCCGCTGCCAGCGATGACGCCGCCGGTCGCCAGCCCATGCCACGGCCAGCCCCAGACGCCGGCTTGTGGAATGGTGATCATGGCGCGGCGAAGATCAGTTCAACCGTGCGGCCGTTGGCATCGATCATGGTCACCACATCTGGCACCGACCAAACAAACAGGCCATCAGACGATACCTCTTGCGTGGCGTGTAGCGTGCGGCCGGTTTCGGTTAATGGGCTGGCGATGCCTGATCCGCTACTGGTGGCGCGGTCAATGCTGCCGAGTGCGGTCTGCGTCTGGATCGGTGCCGGGGCGGCTGCGCCTTTCAGTGCCGGCACGCCTGGCCGCTTGAAGGCGAGGCGCTCAATGTCTTTCTTGATGCGGTCGTCCATGGTTTATACCGGGTCTTCGTCCAGGTTGTTGGTAGCCAGGCTCAGGTCTGTGTAACTGCCGGCGGTGGCGGTGGCGTCGTCAATCCGCGCCCACAAGGTGACGGCGTTTGCGCTGCCGCTCAAGACCTGGGTGCCGAGGTTGAGCGCGGCGCCTGCGGTGGCGGCGGTGAGGCCGGCTTGCGCGCTGGCGAGCTTGATCGCGGTTGTCGGCTCGCCGGTGCCGGCATTGGCGTCGGAAATGCTGACGCCGATCTGGTCAACGCCGGGCGAGCTGGTGGCGCGCGCTTTGACGCCGACCGTGGTGCTGCCAAACCAGATTTGTTTATCGACCGGCCCGAGGGTGTTGGTGGTGTCTTGTGTGGCGGTGATCGGGTTGCCGCTGTTGATTGGCTGGGTCAACGCAGCATCATGATAGAACTGGAAGGTGATGGCCATGAGGTGCCCTTATGCGGTGAGGGTGATCGGGTCTTCCGGTACGTCCACCAGGTAGGTGGCGGACTGGTCCAGGGTGATCGGGTTGCGGTGCGTGCTGGCGACGCCGGGCATGCTGGCGCGGAAGCCGGTGACTTCAAATGCTTTTGCGGCGTTGTAATTGCTGTTATCTTCCGAGTACCACTCGGCAAGCGTGAAGTTGTAATAGATGAATGACGCGGGCGCGTTGACGATGAAGCCCATGAGGCTGTCGGTGTAGGTGTGGCTGATGGCGTCGGATGCGCCCAGCCAGAGCGAGGCAAGATGCGGGATTTCGGCGGCCCAGGCGTCATCTCCGGTGGCGTCGTCAATGTCCGGCACAGCGGGCGCGGCTAGGGTGGTTTCAGTGACAATGCCGCCGGCCGCGATGCCGGACAAAGCGACGCTGACTTGCGTGGTCGCTTCGCCGCTGGCGAGGTCGAGTTGGTGGATAACCCGTTCCACTTTTCCTTCGCAGTCCAGCGTGCCGGTGTCGATTTCGACGGCGTGAATCAAGTCGAGTTCGGGCAGGCAGGGAATGGCGAACGAGGCGGAGGCGGTGCGATGGCTGGCCAGGATACGGGTCTTGGCGATTTCGAGCAGGGTTTCAATCGCATTGTCTGAATCGGAGCGGGTGGCATCCGGCGCATAGTCGGCATCAGCAGTCGAGACATCCGGCGTCAAGGTGTAATCTGCTTCCCACTCGTCCGCGCTCCATGTGCTGGCGAGTGCGCCGCGCAGGCTGGAAGGCAACGTGCCGTTTGCCGCGATGCTGGCGGGTGCGGTGACGGTCAAGGAATACGCCTCGGTGACGGTTTGCGCGTGGCGTTGCGCGAGTTGTGCCGAGTAATTGCTGATGCCATCGCCGCCGTTGTACAGCCACCAGTCCGCATCCGCGCCGGAGGGTGCGCCGGATGGTTTGCTGACTTTGATGTAGGCGTAGGCGTCGTTATAGGTCTGGCTGATGACGTGCCAGCCGCAGCCAGCAATGGCCGATTCAACCGCCTGGAAGGTCGGGAACGGGTAACCGCCGGCCGGTGGTGCGCTGCCGAGGATGGAGCCGAACCAGCCGACCGATGATCGCCGTTCGCGCAGGCGGTGATAGCGGTATTGGTAGCTGATCTCGACGCTGTTGATCAGGTCTTGCCGGCGCGGCAGATCGATGGCGACGCTCTCATCGAGGATGTCGGATTCGGTGAAGGTGCGCCAGGTGGTGAGGCCGGTCCAAGGTGTGACGCGCAAGTTGCCATGCGGGCCGGCGTCGAGGCTGGCCGGTCTGGATTCCATTCTCGCCACGGCATAGTCCCAGCGGTCGCCAATGTCGCCATGCACGGCCGCAGCGTAATGGCCGCCGGTGAGTGTGTCGATTTGTGCCGTGGTGAGTGCGGCGACGGTGTGGCGGATGTCGTCGGTGGCGGCGAAGCGCACCATGCGCGTGATCGGGTCATAGGTGGCAAGGTCTACTTTGCCGGTGAACATGCGGGATGGCACAGAAACGCCGCCGATGACGCGCACCAGATCGATAGTGACCGCGCTGCCTGTCCAGGCCACCGGGTTGATTGCGCCGGAAGCGGGCAACAGGGTAAAGCCGGCAATTCTTGCCGCGCCTTCTTCCGCGTCCACACTGATGATGCCGGTGAGGCGGGCGGATACATCGCTGCCGTCGAGGCTGATCGCGGCTTTCCATGTCGTCGTTTCCAGACTATCAACGACGCTGATTCGCATCGCTGCGCTGGCGGCTCCGCTGCTGCGGACGTTGACTTTGACTGGTGCGCTGGCGGTGCCGTTTTTGTGCGCGACGCTGATGCTGATTGGCGCGGTGGCGTTGTATTTCTGCTCGACGGTGATGGTTATCGGCGCGGACGCGGTGCCATTTACTCCGGTCGAACTGGTGATGGCCAAGGTCGTGCCTTGGCCGGCTGATACTTGATCAAACTCAAGATCGGGAATTAGGGTCAGGGCGTATCGGTGGGTAGTATCGTCTAAGCCTAGCCCGCCGGTATTATTGACGCCGCAGGCATAAACCTGATTGGATGTGTTGCGGAAAAAACCGCAGCCCGAACCGGCGTCGCAGTGTGTCCAGTTGGTCGCCGTTCCCATCTGCGTCGGCGCTGTTTTTTCCGTGGTGTCGCCGGACCCTTGCGCCAGCGCGCCGTATAATCCTTGCCCCCATCCGTAAGCCGTGCCGTTACTCTTTACTGCGTAACCGTGAAACGGCCCGATTGCACAATCGGCCCAATTCGTATCGCTGCCGACCTGATTGGGCGATGATCTGTCCGTAGTGCTGCCCAGCCCTGTGCCGTAGAAAGTGCCGCGCCCCCAGGTCCATAACGTGCCATCGGTGCGGATGGCGGCGGCAATATAACGGAAAGCGGAAACCTTGGCCCAGTTGGTGGCTGAACCGATTTGCACAAAACTTAGCCGGGTTGCCAACGGGAAAATCATATCCGGGTTGCCGATACCCAGAATGCCAAAGTTGTTCGCGCCGCATGACCATAGCGTGCCGTCATCCTTAATTGCAAAGGTGACGACATCTCCGCACGCGACAGCAGCCCAATTAGTTCCGGTGCCAACCTGTGTCGGAACTCGAACGGGGAGTGTTTCGGTGCCTTGGCCTAGCTGGCCATAATCATTCGTCCCCCAGGTCCATAACGTGCCATCGGTACGGATGGCGGCAACGTGGCTGACGCCGGCTGATACACTTTCCCAAAGCGTTGAAGAGCCAATCTGAGTCGGTGTTGTGCGGGTGGTGGTGTCATTAAGCCCGAGCTGGTAATGATCATTACGCCCCCAGCCAAACAGTCGCCCGCTGGAGTCTATGCCCAGGCCGAAGCGGCCAAACACTACATTATTTGGATGGCAGGCTGCGACAAAAACAAAGTCGGCGGCGGCTGTGGTGAATACGTCGCGCGTTGTGGTGTCGCCCAGGCCAAGCTCATAGTCCGAGTTAAAGCCGGTCCCGCTCAGATTGGCCATCAGACTTCCTCAACCACCAGTGTCCAGCGCTTTGCTGCTTGCCACGGATTGCCGCTGGAGCGGTGGGTGATCATGCCGCTGAACTTGGGCCAGTAGCGCACCTGGTAGTGTTGCGCGCCGGCTACGGTGGTCAGGGTGGCGACGTTGCCGCCGATGGTGAGCGGGGTTGATACCAATTCGCCGCTCACCAGGGCGTAACCCTGCGGCGTGTGGCCGGTATCGCTGCGGCGGCCGGTGGGTAACGTGATGATGTTGCTGGCGCTGCCGATGGCGCGCGATTCGGCGCAACTGATTTCGTGCGCGCTGCCGCGATCGAGTCCGTCCAAGGGTGCGGGCAGGCTGCCGCCGCCGCTGATCGTGGTGCGTAGTTTGTAATTGCCGGATGCCGGCCAAGCGCGCTGGATGATCAAGCTGCCGTCGGACATGCGCAGGCCGGCGATGGCGGCAATCTCTTCATAGTCCTGGGCAAAGGCATCGATCAGCGCATAGACCGGAATCTCGATACCACCGACGATCAAATTGCGAGTGCTCATCTTGATCCCACTTTAAGGGCTGCGCTGCGTAACTGGCTGGCCAGGTCGTCGCTGTTCCAGGGCAGGCCATCGGCGCCGACCGGGATGATGCGCACCTGGATAGTTTGGTTGCGCATGGATTCGATCCGCTTCATGGCGTCTTCCAGTTCCGCGACCGCGCCATCGGCAAGAATTTTCAGGCCGCTTGAGGTTTTGACCTGCTGCGCAGCGGCGGCGGTGCGCTCGATGGCTTCGGCTTCCAGCGTGTAGGAGCGGCTAACCGCTTCTTTGGCGCGCGCCTGGTCGTTGATATAACCGGCGGTCTGGCGCACCAGTTCGGCCTGCTTTTCCACTTCGGCCAGACTGCCGCCGCCGCTTTTCAGGCGTTGCAGCTTTTGTTCAGCGGCGATCAAATCGAGCATGGCGCTGGCCTGGCCTTCGATGCTGTTGTCCTGCTCGCGCTCGCCGGCAGCTTTGGCGCGCAGGCTGGCGGCGCGCTCCAGCATGGATTGCAAACTCTTTTCATAATCGGCATTGGCAGCAGCGGCTTTTTTGCTGCCATCGGCCATGCCTTCCCACAATCCTTTTGCCTTGGTTTGCAGCGCGTTCATTCCAGCAGCGAGTTCGTCGCTCGATTGCCGACCGGCGCGTGCGGCGGCCTTGTAGGCAAAGCCGATCTCCGGCACCGCCTCTTGGCTCACCTTGCCCAGCGCGGCCAGCAATGCGGTGGTGAGCACCGCGCCGTTGGTATTCGGGTCTGCCGCCAGGCGCTTGAACGATTCGATGATCGACCGTTCCGCCGCGCTGATGCCGTTGGTGATTTCGCCGGGGTCGATGCCCAGGGTCTTGAATGCCTCGGCGGTGTCCTTGATGCTGCCGTCGAGCTTGATCAGCGAACGCGCCACCTGGTCGGCGGCTTTTTCGCTGGCGCCGCCCCAGGCTTGCATTTCAGCTTTGGCCTGTTTGGCACCGTCGCCAATGCCGAACAGGCGGTTTTTGACTTGCTCGGCCTGGTCGCTCAGTTTGTTGAACGTGGCCTGATCGCCCTTGATGGCGGCGGCCATGCCCTTGAAACCGAGGGTGGCATAGCTGAGCGCGCCCGCCAGCTTGCCCATGGTGAAAGTTAGCGCGTCGAAGATGCCGGTATCGCCGATTGAGGTGGCGACCTCGGTGAGCGCGTTTTTCATCCGCCCTAAAGTGGCGTTAAAAGTGTTGATTTCGCCGCCCGCGCCGCCCAATGCACCGGCCAGCTTTGGCAGCAGATCGGCGGTAATTTCGCCGGCCGAGACCATCTCGAAAAAACGCTCATTGGTCACGCCAATCGCCTTGGCGAAGGTACTGAAGAATCCGGGGATGCGTTCGGCGATCGACTTCAGATCCTCCAGCTCGAACTTGCCCTTGCTGGCGCCCTGCGCTAGCTGAGTCATGGCGCCGGCCACATCGGCCGAGGTGGCGCCCAACTGGGTCATGCGGCCGGCGACGGCGGACCAGATATCGCGGGTCGCCTGACCTTCCAGGTTGGTGCCTTTGGTGGCGGCGGCAAGGGTAAGGAATGACCTTGCCGCCTCGGCGGTTTCCACGCCCAGGCGCATCGCCTCATTGCGGATAAACGCCATTTCTGCGGCGGCGGATTCGGCGCTGCCGGTGACGGCCTCCAGGCTGGCGCCGATGCTTTCGATGCTGGCATTGGCGCTGATGAACTCCCGCACCACGGCCGCACCAGCCAGGGCTTTCAGGCCGGTGGCGAGGGTATCTACCCGGTCGCGTGCCTTGGCGGAGGAATCACCGACCTGGTCGATGGCATCGGCAGTCTTGCGGGCGCCGGGTGCGCTTTCGCCGATATCCCCGATGGCGCTATTGACGCGGCTGACCTCGCCCACGGCCTGCTTGCCGTCGGCGGTGATCTTGATTCCAACTTTCAAATCTTGTGCCATGCGCGCCTCATGTAAAAGCGACGGATGCCGAAAAACTCAACACCCGCCGCCGGTCTTGCTTCCAGCCGGTCTGGCCGGCTGGTCGATTACAGCATCACCATCCGGCCAAATTGGCCGAATACGCCGGCCTGCGTCTTGGTTTCATCGGCCAGGACGGACCCCTCCAGCGCAAACTGTGCAACGTCATCGGTGATCAGGCCCATATCCTGCGTGGGGCTCAGACGCACGCGGTAGAGGTCGACCATCACCGCCGGGGAGCCGGAGACGGCGGTGTTGACGCCGGAGAAGCGCAGCCAGTAGTCGAGCGCGGCGGTACCGAAGAGCTTGGTGGCGATGGTCGCGGCGGTGCGGGTGTAGGCGGCTTTCAGCGGGCCGACGAAGGCGCCGCCGGTGGTCAGGTCAAGAATCGTGATCTGGCCGGTGGCGAGGTTGGCCTCGTAGTTGGTGCCGGCGGTGAGCGTCTTGGGCGAGCCGGTGGAGTCGGTAATCACCAGGGCGGCGATGTTTTGCGAGGCGAGCAGGTAGGTGTCACCCACTGCCGGGGTGGTGCTGCCGCTGACGGTCTCGGCGGTGACGGCGGTGGTGGCCTGAGTCTGGCTGGCGCCGAACAGCAACAGGTTGAGGTTGTCGGCATCGAGCTGCTCCAGCGTCATGGAGGTGCTGGCCTTGAGTTCGGTGGTGAGGCGCACGTCGGTCAGACGCAAGCCGGAGGTGGATTCCTTGTGCTCCAGCGTGGTCTCTTCCAGGCTGAATTTAAATTCCGGGCAGTTGCCCAGGTACTTCATGGCCAGCGGGTTGCCGCCGGAATCGCGGGCGCCGATGTAGATTTTGCCCTGTCCGTTGAAATATTGTTTTGCCATGATGGTCAATCTCCTGTGGTCACGATCTGGCTTTCGAATGCCAGGGGGTAATACGCAAACGCCGGCGAATAACCGGGGCGGGGGGCGGCCACGCGAACGAGCGGCCGGAAATCGGTGGAATTGGGTTGCCAGCCTTGCAAGGCTTTGAGCAGGCCGACCAGCAGGGGGCCGGCTTCAGCGGCCATGCCGGCGCCGCCATCGCCTTGTTTGGCATTGCGGATGGCGAGCACGACCAGCCAACGTTGCTGCACGGATTGCGCCTGGCCCCGGCCGGCGGTATCGGCCAGGCGGTCGCCGTCGTAGACGACAAACACGGTGGGGGATTGCAGCGTGGATTCGGTGAGGCTGGCGAGATCGCGCGCGGGCAGGACGGAGACGATGCCGGGCACCGCCGCATCAATGCGGGCGATGATCAGGGGTCCGGCGGCGAGGTAGTCAGCGAGCATGGCGGACAGTGTCCGCGCGCGCGCGTAGGGGGTGTGTGCTGACGGCGGTCAGCGGATGACTTGGCGGGCGGATGTTTTTACCGGCCGCTTAGTGCGTGTTGTAGTGGTCATGTTGGGCACGCTGCCGCTTTGCCCAACCTACAGGTTTACGCTGCCGCGATTCGGTAGTGGCTGGGCAGTTGATGCCGATCCCGTTCGGCGACCCAGCTTTGGTAGCAGTGGGCTTGCTGCCAGAAAAACAGCGCGTCAATCGTGCTGTAGGGGCGGTCGCTGATTAACGCCTGGAGGTGACAGCGGAACAGGCGGGCGCTGATGGTTTCGTCGGCCTTGCCCCAGCCGTCGCCGGGGAGTTTGATCAGGGTGTTGATCAGTTGGTCGATGGCAATCAGCGGGTGCATGGGTCAGCTTTCGCGCACCGGCAGGTAGCCGGTGAGCGGGTATTCGCGGCCGTCGCTGGTGGTGATCAGGGCGCGCAGTTTGTAGGTGCAGCCGGCTACCGGGTAGCGCAGCCATTGCACCACGCGCGGGCCGTCGATGCTGGGGCTGCCATAGAGGCGGCTGGCGGGGGTGGCGTCGGTGCCGCGATGCACGACGGCGGAAACATAGCCGATGCTGGCAATGGTCTCGCTGCCGAGGAAGGCGGCGAAATTGAACGCCAGCGGCAGGAACGCTTCGGGGTCCATCGGCGGAAACAACTTGATCTCGCTCATGCAGCGATCTCCCAGCGGGTTGGGGTGGCGTCGATGGCATAGCGGTCGGCGCGGGCGTGGACGGTGTGGCGGATCGAGGCGGCGTTGAGCGGGCTGATGCTGCCGCTGAGCGATCCGCTGGCGGCGGCGCGCGCCAGGGCGGCGGCGTCGAGGCGGATGTGGGTGGTGAGGCTGCCGGCGGCGAGCGCCTGGGCCAGGGCGGCGCCGGAAATCGTGGACTCGACGGTCAGTGTGCCGGTGGCACTCGATACCGATGCGGCGGCGGCATCGAGCAGGATCATCGTGCTGAGGTTGCCGGCGCCGCTGGCGTAGGCGCTGGCGGTACCGGCGAGTCGAATCTGGGTGAGCAATGCGCCGGCTGCGCTGGCCTGGGCAGTGGCTTCGCCGGCCAGGCCGCTGCTGCCGGTAGTGAGGCCGGCGGCGGCCAGGGCTTGGGCGAGTGCTGCGCCGGAGAGGCTGATCTGGGTGGTGAGGCTGGCGGCGGCGGTGGCAGATGCGCCGGCGGCACCGGACAATTGCGCGGCATTGCTGGCCATCTCGGCGGCGGCGCTGGCCTGGGCGAGGGCTGCGCCGCTGAGGGTGATGCTGGTGGTGAGCACGCCGGCGGCGATGCTGATGCTGGCGGCCTGGCCGGCGAGCGGGATCTGGGTGGTGAGTGCGCCGGCGGAGGTGGCGATGACGGCTGCTGCGGCGGCGAGCGGAATGGCGGTAGTGAGGGTGCCGGTGGCGGTGGATTGCGCGCTGGTGGTGGCGGCGAGTTCGGCGGCGACGCCCCCTGAAACCGTCTCCCCCACATAGCCAACGCCAGGAATCAGCCTTTGCGCCGATCCCGTTTCGTCAACATATCCTGCGCCGGGGATTAGGCGTTGAACCATGATTAGCTCAAGGTGATGACAGGATCAACCACGATCGTCGTGCTGGCTTTTGCCAATGAAACCCTGGCTTGCAAGTAGCCTTTTTCCTGCGGCGTGACTGTGACGCTCAACACTTGCTTGTTCGGGTTTGTCATCCCCGTGGTTGTCCATGTTTCGCTGCTTGTTGTCTGGTTTGCAGCCGTAGCAAAGACGGACGCGACATGATCGTCAACAAAGTTTCCAAGCGGGAAGCCTGATGTACCTAGATACTGCACCTCAAGCCAGCATTCCGCGTTGGTCAGGGCTGTGGCGGAATCGCGCAGTATTTCAACATCCACGGTGATCGCGCTGCCAACAGTATCGTTCCAGACGGCAAACTCAGGCGACCAGAGCGGGGAATGATTGCTTGCACTAGCGTTGCTCGTCATCACCCATGAGTACGTTGTCGTGCCATCCGATGCGCCACCCGTCCGCACCCATGTGGTTTCTGACTTGATCGTGCCTAGAAAATCCTCTACCCATAGTCGATAGTTGGTATCCGCTGAGTCGCAGTTGTGCATTTCGACACGGCCACCCATACCCATGCCAGAGGTAACTAAACTACCAGACCACGAGGCCGGCAGTTTGCAATTGCGAAACTGCGCACTGCCAGACTCACCAGTGAGATTTATCAACGATAGTGTGCTGGCAAAGTTACTAAAATCAACGCCAGAAACCTGAATATTTACGCCCTCACCAGTGGATGTGCACTGGAACAGCGCAATAGCTGGTGTACCTGACCCTGACAAGACACTCCCACCGTTCCATGTAAATCGGGCGCTAATTAGACTTATTTCCTGCCCTACCCCGCCAAAAGATAAATCACAATTCTCCCAAATCAACCTTGACGGAGGTGCATTACCCGTCGTACCGATAAACAAGCCTGCACCACTGCCGGTTACATTCATTAAAAAATCGCAATTGCGGTAGGTTTGCAGTTGTCCGCCAGTGAAACACATTCTTAATTCAGCGTTGACCGAGCCCGTCCCTGAACTTACCACCATTCCCTCAACCACTAGATTCGTTCCTGCGAAGAAGATGTCGCTGTCGCCAGTGGTTGCGATAGTCCCTGTAGATGCGCCCGCAGTAGGAGGCTCTGCGGCATCGTTCCCGCATGCGATGACAACCGGACTAGCTGCTGTACCGTTGGATGTAATCGTTAACGCGGTAGCCTGTGTTTGACTATGCGCCTGACTAACAATGACCCTATCACCGGCTGCGATAGTTGTCGGCACAGTGGCTTTTGCCAGCGCCCATGTTGTGCCGTCATCGGCGTCGTTGCCATTGGTTGAGCGGACGTAAATATCAGCCATTACGCGGCTCCGATTTCAGCCGCCCGACCTGCCGCCAGCAAGCCGAGTGCTGTGTAAAGACCGAGCAGGGCTTGTGTATCAGGATCAAGCGGGTTGACCTCATTGGCCTCTTTGTACAGTTCCAGCCCGCGACGGATTGCGCCTTTTGTGGCTTCATCCAATGCCGGATGAGTGAGGTAGCCGCCTTCGTTGAATGCGTCGATGGCATCCTGTTCGGCTGCGGTGAATCTGCGCCTCCAAGCAACCTTGCTCACTGGAAGCACAAAATTCAGCGCCTGCGCTTCAGCGGCTTCTCTGGCGTCAATCTCCGCACCGATCTTGTCGGCACGGAGTTGCATCACCAGCGCGGTATCCAGCCCGACGTCAGCCAGATACTCAACGTCGTAGCTCTTGCCATTGTGGTCAACATGCCGCTCAGTGATATAGCTTCGGCCATCCACTTGTGGCAGGTCGCGGATGATCTGGCTGGTGAGGATGGGCATAGCGATCAATTATCAATCTGGAACGACAACGCCCCCACCGCGAAGCTCGGTGCCGGGTCGCCGTTGTTGATGGTTTTGGCGGTGGTCAGCGCGGCGTAGATCAGCAGGTTGCCGCTGGTTGCCGCATCGTAAATGCCGAAGTGGGTGACGCTGCCCCAGTTGGCGGATGGAGCCGGGAAGGTGACCACCGTATCGTTTTCGGTGGTGCCATCGGTGCCGCTGCTGGCGGCGTCGTTGTCGCCGTCGGTGCTGTTCCAGTTGGTGGCGTTGCTGGTCACCGCAACACGCGCATAGCTGCCGCCGCTGACTTCGGTACCGGCGGCGCTGTCGCTGGGGGCTGCGGTTAGCAGGCCGATGTAGGCGGTGGCCGGCGGGGTGTACGCCTGGCCGCGCAACAGCCAGTCGATGATCTTGTTTTCCAAAAAGTCAGTCATTGCGGCCATGGTGTGGGTCTCCGGTGGGGTGGGTCAGTCGATGTCTTCCCGCGCAAAAACTTTTTGCCCGGTGGTGAACTGGATGGTGTTGTCGGATGCGGCGGTTTCTGCGGCTGCGCCCAGGCTGATCTTGCCGCTGGCGACCATCTCCAAGAACCGCACGGCGTCCTTGTAGCGGTTGCGAACTTCTTCCGGTGCGGCGTCGCGGTAGAGCCGGTACCGGGCGATGTCGCAGGCGTAGCGGGTGAGGATGGGTAGCGTGAGCACCTGGCCGGCGTAGCGCACCAGGTAGCCGTCGATTTCGGCGCTGGCACCGTTTAGGGCCCGGTCCAGCACGGCGTCGACAATGGCACCGGTGGTGGGGATGTCGCGGTCGGTGAGCTGGATGAGTTCGTTTTCGGAAAACTCTTCCAGCATGTCGGCTTTGAGGGCGTAGGGCATGACTTAAATTTCCCTCACCCTAACCCTCTCCCGCTTGCGGGAGAGGGGAGGAAATGGTCAGGCGCGGCTCGGCGCGCAGCTGGGCGAGCTGCTCGGGCGTGAACTCGGCGGCGGATACGGTGGTGGGCTCGCTTGACCAGGCACGGCCGGCGCGGCGGAATCCGTTGATGCTGCTGGTGATGGTGAGGGTGGGCGGGAGGCTGGCGAATACTGCGCCCTCTCCCCCGGCCCCTCCCCCGCTTACGGGGGAGGGGAGTTTTGCGGCGGGTTTTCTGGCCATTGTTGCGCTCCTGGTGGTGTGCGGTGCGCACGGCGCACCCTACGGAATCTCGCTTTCAGAAACGGCCCGCCGGGTGGGCGGCGAGCCGTTTGAGACTGCGGACTCAGCTTAGGTGTGGGTCACCAGGCAAGCCTTCTGCCAGTAGCCGTAGCCGACGTTGCGGTTGGCTTTCACGCCGTACAAGTGGCGGTCGTTTTTGAACTCTTCTTCGCTGCCGTCACCCAGGGCGGTGATCTTGATGGCTTCCTCTTCCTGGCGGATCAGGGCGGAGACGGCGCCGTCGGTGCGGAACAGCGCCAGCTTGGTGGTCCAGGTCAGGCGGGGGTTGACCGCCATCTTGTAGGTGAAGCCGCCCAGGCTGCCCAGCGCCATGATGTTGTTGCTGGTCTGACTGATGACGGTGGCACCCAGTGCGGCAGCGGCCGCGCCCAGGTAGGGCACCGGCACCATGACCAGGAACTCGCGGGCGTTTTCGTTCATCGGTTCGCCGACATCGTCCTTGAAGCCGAGGATCGCTTGCGTCGCCAGCAGGATGCTGGTTTGCAACTCGCCGGCGGTGGGGCTGGCGGGGGTGGTGATGTCGTTGGTGATGTCGTTGCTCTGGTTGCCGCTGTCGCCTTCGGCGTGGTCGGTATCAAAGAACGCCTGACCGTCGTAGCAGAGCGCGGATTCTCCGGCGATGATCAGCGCGGAGAGCAGGCTGGCCCAGTGACTGTTGGCACGCTCGGCAAGTTCACGGACGCGCAGCATGACCTGGCCAGTCTTGTCGCGGCGGATCTCGTCCAGCAAGACTTCGAGTGTGGCCTCGAATTTCTTGTTGGCGATGGTGATGCCGTTCTCGCGGAAGCCGCGCGGCTGGCGGCCGCCGATCCACTCGCGCATGGCGGGGGCCATGCCGAGCCACTTGTAGGTTTCGGATTCCTGATCCGAGGTGAACAGACGCGATGCGCCGTCCACCCAGGTCTGGCCCATGTCGGCCTCCATCGTGCGGTAAAACTCGCCGATGATGGCGCGGGAAGAAAGACTGGATGCACCCATGTGATGATCTCCGGTGTGTTTAGTGGGTCAATGCTTAGGTGACGGCGAAGTCACGTTCGGCGCTGGATTTGAAGGCCACGATGCAGGTCGTGGAGGTCACATGGCGATGCACCACGCCGACCGGCACGTTGGTGCTGGCGGTGAGGGTGAGCGTATCGTCAGCGCTGGCGTAGACGATGGCGCCGACGCTGGCCGCCGAGGCGCCGGTGACGGCCATCTCGATCTTGCCGGACTCTTTAACATGCACCGTATTGCCGGCGGTGGCGCCGGTGATGGCGATGCCGGCGAAGCTGTGTGTGGAGACGGCGGGCGAGGCGACGACTGCCTGGCCGGACGACTTCAGCGCCATGACCAGCGCGCCTTCGTAGATGGTGACGCCGGAGGCGACGGTCAGATCATTGATGTCGCCGATTTCGTACTTGCGGAGGGTGTCTGCGGATAAGGGCATGGGTTACTCCTGGGTTTTCTGGATCTTGACCAGGCCGGCTTCATTGGCCTTGGTGTATGCGGTGAACGCCTCGACGCTGCCGAACTCGGCGCGCAGGGCGGCGCTGTTCTTCCATTCCGCTTCGCAACGCTCTTTCACCGGCAGATTGGTATCGACGCCATCGGCCGGCTTGTTGCCGGTCTGGGTGGATTTCAGCGCGGCGATGGGCTGCGCTTTGTCCAGATAACCTTTTAGCGCGGCCTGGTTGAGCGAACGCGCCCAGGCTTCCATATCCGGCAGGATGCGACCGTCGGACAGGCCGATCTCGATCATGTCGTCCAGCTCCTTGCTTTCGATCTTGCTGTTCAGCGTGGCGATCTGGGCTTGCAGCGCGACGACGGTATCGGCGGGGACGAACTTGGCCGGGTCGGGGGCGGCAGCTTTCAGGGTGGCGATTTCGGCGGTGAGTGTGGCCACCTGGCCGGACTGGGATTTCAGCGCATCGAGCGCGGCGACGGCCTCGGTTTCCGTGGCGGTGACCGCCAGGCCGAGGGCTGCGAGTAGCAATTTCATGGGTTCAATCTCCTGATCAGGGGGGAGGTCGTTGGGGAGTGCAGCGGACAACGCGGCCAGGTCGGTGAGTCCGTCCAGGCCGGGATTGTTGGTGAGGCCGGCCATCAGGATGTCGAGCACCTGGCCGGTTGAGTCGTAGGGGAAAACGGGCGACAGGTAGCGGTATTCACCGGCAGCGATCATCGCGGCGGCTTTTTCCGACCACTCGATTTCGGCGTAGAGGCCATCGGACTCGCGGTAGCTGAGCGCGGTAATCCAGCCGGCGGCGGGCGCGGGCTGGCCGTTCTGGGCGGCGTGCAGAGTCTGGTGCTCGTAATCCACCACACGGCGCGAGGCGCGAGCGTTGTGGCGGGCAATCAACACACCGGCAATGTCGGCATCAAGCCGCCAGCTGGGCGCATCGGTTGGCCGTCCGGAACCATCGGCAGCGCGGAACGTGCCAGCCGGCAACAGGCGCACGGCGGTTTGTCCGGGGACGAGGGAGGCAACGAGGGAGGCGAGGCGTCGAGTCATGGCCGCCAGTGTCTGGCGGGGAGTATCTCGGGTGGATGCTGACCGGCGTCAGCGGGGAATTTCGGGTGGACGTGCTAGGTGGCGATGTTCCCGAAGCGGATTTCGGGGACATCCACCCGCCCCGTTGCGGGGTGGGTGGGGACGCTTTTTTACGCTACGCTGAAAAATATTCCGGCGCAACTGGCAGCATGTACCCGATTTGCGACATCCAGTCCAAAGCCAAACATCCCCGAGCGAGTGTTATAACACCTGTAACAGGGGGTTTCTGGCCGCGCCCCGTACATCGGGCGCGGGAAAGCGGGTTGCCGGGCTGCAATGGCATCTGTTGCTCTTCGACGCTACTCCACCCACACCACGATGCTGTGGCACACCCGACACGACATATTGCCGGCCAGCGGCCGAACGTCCGGGTGGCTACACTTCACCAGCTGCATGCGCGTGCCGCACTGGGGGCAATCCTCAGCCGGGCGGATGCGCTTGAGCGGCACATCCAGCCCGCCCAGGCGGCTGCCGCACTTGGGGCAGAGGTACGTTTTTCGCTTGGCCTTCCAGGTCATGGCTACATGCGCCGCCCGGCCCAGACAACCCGGCCCACCACCCGCAACGAATCTACCGCATCAATGCCGACGGCCTCCGACTCATAGCGCGGATTATCACTGCTGACCAC